CATCCATAGCCGACTTGTAGTCTGGTCGTAGGTCGGTGATGTGTAGCGGTTCGTCTTCCATACTTGCTCCTTAGTGGTAGTTGTTTTCCTTGAAGAACTTCCACGCATTACACGGCGTATCGTAGCGATGGTAGATATAAGCCAACCCTCGCTCGATCTGTCGTGTCGCTGGAACTTTGGGGTCTAAGCCTAGCAGTTGCGGAATACCACCAGCGTTGCGTCCCATTACCTTCTGTTTATTGTAGGCTCTTGGGTTCCACGCTGATTCCTTACCCCACAACTTTGCTAGGCAAGACCATTGGCGATTAGTCCACTTGACCAGTTGGTCACGGGCATACGCCTTGCTATCCATAACAGTCCATACTCGCTTCTCAACCTTTGGTATGTGTGGTGTTGGAGCGATAGCGACTTTATGGAATCCGAATATGCCGAGTATAACGGCGGTGGTGATTACGACAATGCCTCTCCGAGTAATAATCGTTCTGCCTCCCTAACTTGTCTGGCGAATATCATCTTGTTCGCAACATCCCTCGAACTCTTTGATCGAGTGGTCATAGCCAAGCGCTCGCCGGGTAGCGTGCCACCCCATACACCGAAGTCGATGTTCTGAGGTTTCATACCCTCGGCAAGACAGGCTTCCTTGATTGGACATATCGAACAGATCGATATTGCTGCCAATGTTCGGGCTACCATTCTAGCCTTCACCTCTGGCTCGAGTCTCTTACCCTTGCCGTTCATCTGGTCGGCAGTATCAGAGAACCATAACTCTGGGTCAGAACTTCCTGTACACAACCCTTGTAGTTGGTTGTACTCGTTGTTCTTATACACCCTTGACCTTGCTCCCTTGTTCACATCGTCCTCCTAACGGCTAGTAAGGTGAGCATCGATAGTGGTATTACTATCAATGGTAAGTTCAGTATCAATGCGGTCAGCGTTATCGCGCTGAATACTCTTATCGCGTACAATTCATACCAACCCCACTCTCGCTCGTACTTTGGCTATGTGTTCTATGAGGGCAGGGAAATCATCCCTCACCCTAAGGAGAATGTCCTTCTCCTCTTCGGTCATCAACTTATGAAGTTGGATAGCCGACTGAATCTCTTCCTCCGCTTTGCGGTCGAACATCGACACGAACCTCTCTCCGTGGAAGGCGCGAACATCTTCATAAATCTCATCAGCTTGGTCGGTCATTCTGCCACCTTGAGTATAGCCCAAGAGCCATTCTTGTTGATGATGCTCAACTGCCTACTGATAATTCCTTGCGTTGTTTCCTTTATCATATTAGCCCTCTCCCTCTCGGGCATACTAAGCCAATTCATTAGAGTGAATCCACTCATATGGGACTCATCTATTTCAGTAACGAATGTTATCGTGTGTCGGTACTTCATATCTTCATCACCTCGAATATTGATATTAGATTCATATTCCTGCCACATACGCAGGTCATCTTGGGTTCATCGGTTGGGAACCGGAAGCTTGGTACTGTATCCATAGTGATGTATGTATCACAATGGTCAGGGTCACAAGCGAATTCGTACTTCATACATCCTCCTCGTGGTTAGGTGTAGGGATGGCAGAGCGAATCATACCATCCCTACTGTTAGGGGGTTACGCGATAAAGAGAGGGTCGACGAAGCCATCAAGCCTATCGTGCTTGGCTTGGAGGAACTTCTTGCCGGTGATGTGGGTGTAAGTACCATCCCCATTGGATACCCACATAGATGTCGGCTTGTATCGTGTCTGGCTAGCCTTAGCCTTGACGATAGTACCACGCTTTGGATATACCGAAGCGATGGTCTGGACATCATCAGCGTACAGAGTCAGAGACTCGAGTTCAGTTGCGATACCTCGAAGGTCGTCAGCGACTGACCATAGGACTACATTGTTGGACATTATCATTCTTTCTACTCGTGGTTGTTGTCTTGCTATCCGTAAGCACCTTACCTACGGAATTCTAATAGCCGATGTGTCGGCTCTTGCTTGGCACATAGCACAAGCACTCGCTCTCTACCATTGAGCAGTCGTAGCATAGCGTACAATGCTCGCAGGTGTGGCTTTCATAGGTCGATAGTTGTTGGCAGTTAGGACACTCAGCGAGGAGGAATCCTTGCTCATCTACATAGGCATCCCATATCTCGTCATAGGCGAGGGAACCTAAGTCTTGTGGCTTGTGACCACTAGCGTTCGACCACATTGATCCGTAACTATAAGTCGGATACTTCTTCTCGACCGGCTTGTACGATTCGTTCGACCACCATATACCGTTGTCATCCCACGCACCGGCATCCTCGTTGATGATGTAGCACTCGTGCTTGGCGAGAGGGTTGGTCGTGAGTACGGCTATCTTGCTACCCCTAGCCCACTTGGATACGAGGATGTATAGGTTCTCGTTGTCGAGAGCCGTCACGCCACCGAGTGTGGGAAGCGTATCCTCAGCGAATATGCGAGTGTCGCTACGCCTATCACCCGGCTCGATGTGAGTATCGAGGACTCCGTTGTGGGCGAGGACAGTATCCTCATCGCTTCCGACTTGGAATGGATGGCAGTTGGCTTCATTCTTCACGCCGTGCGTGGCGTATCGAGCGTGCCATATAGCGTGTCCTTCGGGATGAAGGGTACGCATCTCTAAGAATTTATTGACCGCTTTCTTACGAGACATAGTTCGGTAGCGATGAACCTTGCCACCGATAATCATAGCGAAGCCGTAGCCGTGTGGATTAGCACACGCACCACGCTCAAGGTCTGCTCTGTCCGGTATAGAACCCGGCGAACAGACAACTAGTAGACACATATCATTACCCCCTAGGCATTGAGTGTCGGCTTGATGGATAGTGAGACAGCATCGAGTCGCGCTATCTTGTCGGCTAGTTGTGGATATGTACCCATACTAGCGACCCAATGAGCGAATCGATCCCAACGCAAAGCACCTTCTCGCACTTGCGCTACTGTGATGTAGCGTGTGTACTCCACCATAGCGTGAGCGAGTTGGATGTTGGCGAGGATTCCGTCACGCTTGAGCGTACCTTGGAACCATCGCAACTCTAGTGTCTCTCGGTTGAGAGTATTGACCGCGCTATATCGCTCGGTCATCCGGCTATTGTGAATCTTGTCGCGGAAGTCTCGGTAAGGTCTGCCGTAATCGTCGAACTTGTACACATCCGAGAACTTGGCGTAACTACTACCCTTGCGACCACCTAACTTAGACATCTCGATAGCGTTGGAGTACACGAGCGAGAGGAACCGATGAGTATGAGCACCGGAACCGAACCCGGCGCGTGATATGTGGATGTGTAATCCACACGAGGACTCAGCATCCCAAGACCTAGCGGTGAAGTTGCGCCGGATGTCCTCAAGGTAGCGAAGCATCGGGTTATCGGGAGACATCCACGCATCAAGCGTGTGAGGATGAGAGACAACCTCGAATCCCCTACGCTTGGTGTTAGCACCGATGGATGAATCATTCTTGAGATAGAAGGATGTCTCCATACCTATCGCTCTTGCCGCTTCCCCTAAGTCTCCCCATACTTCCGTCTCAACTTCGATGCCGAAGTATAGGTTGTGCTTGTCGGTACCGATGAACTCCGGGTCTGGCTTATAGGAGTAATCGTGGATGCTTGAGCGAGGGTCAGACTCACACTCGCAACACTCGGCGTTATAGTACACATTGTGGTCATCGCACCACGAGTGATTATTGCTGGCGCAATACTCGCACATCGACTCATCGGTGTCGTTGAGGGTATAGAAGGACACCCGACTATCGTGATAGCGAGCATCGCAGTTGTCGCAATAGGTCGAGTTATCCATAGCGCACTCTTCGCACCACGATTCCTCGATGCCCTCGATGAAGTAGAAATCCTCGCCGGTTCGGTCACCACATCGGTCACATACCCTTGAGCAAGTGTCGCAATAGAGCGACTCGCCTATCTCGTAGAGTTGGTCACGATGCGCGGTAATCCATCCGCAACTAGCGCACTCGTAGTTCACTTCATCGGTCATATTCTCTCCTTCTCTCGCTTGGAGTCGATGATAGCGTCATTGACCTTGTTGAGCAAGTCTCCCGTCCGGTTCGCTAGGATTCGGAAATCGTTTCGCTTGTAGTGTTCGATGTGATGGCGTAATGCTTGGCGCATCACTTCGACCTCGGTTTCGGTAAGGTCTAGTAATAGGTTCTCGCTCATACTTATTCCCCCTCTTTCACTCGGTTGATAAGGCTTTCGGCTATCTCGCGGTAGTCGATCTTCCATAGTGACCCCACATCGAGAAGTATAGCGTACACATATCGGCTTGCTTTCACATTCTCATAGGAGAAGATGCTTTCCTCTATCCAATGCCGAAGGGTTTCGGCTAGGTGTTCGATGTTCACCGAATCACCATCATTAGGGTAGTTCTCAAGTTCCGCACCGGCATAGCCTAGCGAGTGTTCATTGAGTCCTGAGTCATTCGCCATATGTAGCGCCATCGCCCAAGTCTCTTGATTAGACCATCCTTGATAGTTACTACTCATATCAAGCCCCTAACCTAGTGCCTAGCGTGTATCGCTAGTGCGTGGCGTGGCAGGGAATCGAACCCTGCGTGAACCCTTCACGCCTACCTTGCTCTAATCTTGGTGAATCGTACCTATTTCGCGCATCACTCGCGCATCGAAGGTATCGCCCGAACCCTTCACGCGTTGTGCGCTTAGGCGGTAGGCAACCTTGCGATTCTTACTAGTGCGACCCTTGCGACCACGCTTAGGTCGAACCACTTCCCCGGATACTACCCGAACCTTGCCGGACTTATCGGTAATTGTTACCGGGAAGTCATAGCGTGTCCGTTGTGAGCGTGTTCGCGTGGCGAGCGAGTGTCTCCCTCTCGCGGTTGAGCGAACTTCTCTAATCGTGGCAACCGTCATATCTAACCCCTAACCTAGTTTCACCGGATACCTTCCGGCAGTAGTCCGGGAGGGAATCGAACCCTCCCGAACCTACTTATAAACAACTAGGCGAATCACTTACTATGGGAGAGAATCGACACTTTCGGCGCTTGGTCTAGGGCATCCACGCTTTGCGACTACGATGTGAACCCGGTTCGTGAATCTTCGGTGACAATCTGACCGGATTGAGGATTCAGACCTAGTTCACGCGGATTGCCCGCTTCGGTCACTCTCACCGGTGGTTCTTCCAACCGATAACCCGAAGTGTAAACCCGAACCCTTCGAATCACCTAATCGAATCCACGCTCAGCAAGATGAACATTAGGTGAACGGAACCTGAGAGTCTGCCTAGAATCTTGGAATCTGGGCGTGTCGCTATTGACAGTAGACAAAACGGACGAATAAGGGCAAAACGGACACCTACCACACTTCCGGGCGAGAGTCAATAGGTAACGGGAAAGTGAGACGCAGGTCACACTATCGACCCTATCGAACAGATGTTCTAATATGCTGAGAGGGGGCTGAGAGATTCCTGAGAATTGTCTGGGGAGATAGTCGAGCCTTCCATCAATACGACTTATGCGACATATCCGACTTTTACCTAATGTCCGTTTATTACTATATGCCCTAACCGAAAGAATACTGAGAGAATCCTGGGAACTTCCTGAGTCTAACCCTCTAGTAGAGGTCGAGGGTTCGACCCGAGGCTTTATAAATCGCGCTTGTATATTATGTATATAGTCAACCCAAATATTTCTGTTATATCAGGGGGGCTATATATAGCTTCTGACCTGCGGTTTTACCCCCTTCGGGGGTTATTCTAAAAATAGTTCAGTCTAAAGTGTGCGTTTTTGCGATTTGCACAGGTTATCTTATATGTAATATATTTTATATTCCATATACGGAGCTTGCTCCGTTCTGGACTACGCAAGCTCCTATATAATATATATAATATATAACTATATATGGGGGGACTATGCCGTTTCACGGCACCGATATATGATCGTTTTCTGAATGGGGATAACTGATGGGGCGTAAGCCAGGAAAACAGGACATCCCCAAGGATGTGGCCCAGAAGCAGGTCCTCGAGCTCCTAGCCAATGGGGCGACCATCATCGATGCGATGAGGGCTGTAGGGCGAAATGACGTCACCTTCCGCCAATGGTCAATGGCTAACGCCGAGTTCAAGGCAGCAGCCGATAAAGCTCGGCTTGAAGGTAAGGGTGTCAAGGCTGACCTGAGCGCCCTGAAGGATATCTCCTTCGAGGACTTCTCCGAGCAGTTCCTAGAGACCAAACTCTTCGACCACCACCTCTCCTGGGTCGACCTGATTGAGGGTAGGGAGCCACGCTTCACCCACCCGGCGATGACCTACGAGGTATCCAACCCCAACCGAGTCCTGATCAACGTCCCACCCGAGCACGCCAAGTCGACGGTCATCACAATCAACTACGTGACCTACCGGATTGCGACAGACCCCAACGTCCGAATCATTATTGTTTCTAAGACCCAGGGTATGGCTCGCAAGTTCCTCTCGGCAATCAAGACCAGGCTTAGCCATCCGAACTGGACTAAGCTACAGGTGTCCTTCGGACCCCAGGGTGGCTACAAGGCTGACAGCAACACTTGGTCGGCAGATATGATCTACCTGGGTACAGGACGTGACTCAGGCGAAAAGGACCCTACGGTCCAAGCTCTTGGTTTTGGATCTCAGATCTATGGTGCTCGCGCCGATCTGATTATCCTCGACGATGTGGTGATGAACGCAAATGCCCACGAGTGGGAGAAGCAAATTGAATGGCTTCAAAAAGAAGTCATCACCCGTCTGGGACGGCACGGAAAACTGCTTGTAGTAGGAACCCGTGTCGCTCCCATAGATTTATACAAGATGATCCGGGACGGCGGTCAATGGACTGGCGGTAAGAGCCCATTCACCTATATGGCGATGCCAGCGGTGTTGGAGTTCGACGAGAAGCCAGCCAACTGGAAAACCCTCTGGCCCTGGACTGATAGGCCCGAAGGCGACATCGATGAAGCGAATGAACAAGGACTCTACCCCAAGTGGGATGGACCGTCTCTCTTCACTCGACGAAGCGAAGTGGCGCCTTCTGTCTGGGCAATGGTCTACCAACAAGAGGACGTCCAAGAAGATTCGATCTTTGCCCCAGCCTGCATCGCAGGTTCGGTCAACGGAATGCGAAAGCGCGGACCGCTCAAGTCTGGCGCTGCTGGTCACCCAAAGTCTGTTGAGGGCTTTACCGTTATAGGTCTTGACCCAGCAATGGCTGGTGCCACAGGTGCAGTCGTGGCTACCTACAACAAGGTCGACGGCAAGATCTATGTCCTCGACGCAGTCAATATGACCGAGCCTAGCCCACAAAAGATTCGCAACCTGATCGAGGATTGGGTGCAGCGATACCGACCACAGGAGTTGCGCATTGAGATCAACGCACACCAGAAAGCATACGCTCTGGACGACGATCTCCGCAATTGGCTCGCTGCTCACGGCTGCTCGCTGGGTTCTCACTTTACTGGTAAGAATAAGTGGGACACTAGTTTTGGTGTCGCTTCTATGGCAATGCTTTTCGGGACTCTTCGTGACGGACGATTCCAAGACAACAACATAATCGAGCTTCCTTCCAACGAAGGATCTGAAGGTCTCAAGACCCTCGTCCAGCAACTGATCACCTGGAAAGCTGACACGAGAAACCCAACCGATACCGTGATGGCTCTCTGGTTTGCTATCATCCGCATCCGCGAGATGATGCAGATGGGGTCACAGGTGTCAAGGTGGATGAACAATCGCTGGACTACTAGACAGCAGAAGGCACAACGAGGGTCTATCAACCTCGAAGAAGCTTTCGCTGAGCAGTGGTCCCAAGTATACGGATAGGAACTATGGCGCTCTCACAGGAACAAATTGCTGCACGTGTGCAGTCGATGCGCTACCGCAGCGCTGACCGCGATGCACGCAACCTTGACGTCCTCGCTGTACGCAAGGGACGAATCGCTGAGGTCTATCCAGACTTCTTCCCAGATGGCGTTGACGCTAACGTCGTAGCAAACTTCATTGACATCGTAGCCCGCGACCTCTCTGAGGTTATGGCTCCGCTACCTGCTGTCAACTGCTCCGCAGCCAACCAGACCTCTGACCGAGCCCGTGCCTTCGCCGATAGGCGCACACGCATCGCCTCAAACTATTTCTCACACTCCGACCTCGCTGTCCAGATGTACTCTGGCGCAGACTGGTACCTAACATACGGTTTCCTCCCATTCGTTATCGAATTGGATGAGGAAGCGAAGATGCCTCGCATCCGCATAGAAAACCCACTGGGTGCTTACCCAGAGTTTGATCGCTATGGACGATGTGTCGCATTCGCAAAGCGGTATATGCTAACACTGGGCGAGCTTGTCTCGATGTTTCCAGAGTTCGAATATGAGCTTCTTGGTAGTGAAGGCTACAAGCAAGACCTTACTGCACAGATAGAGCTCGTTCGATATTACGATTCAGACCAGTCCGTCGTATACCTACCCAACAAGGACAACCTTGTTCTCTCCCGCGCCAAGAACCCGCTTGGCAAGATGATGATTGTGGTAGCTCGCAAGCCATCCGTTGACGGAGAACTGCGTGGTCAGTTCGACGACATCATCGGTATCCAGTTGCTCCGCAACCGATTCGCGCTCCTTGCTATGGAGGCAGCAGAGAAGTCGGTCCAGGCACCCATCGTTCTTCCTCAAGATGTCCAGGAGCTTCCACTTGGTGGCGACGCTATCATCCGTACAGCATCTCCTGCTGCGGTTCGTCGCGTAGAGCTCAACATCCCAGCCGGTGCATTCACCGAGCAGACTCTTCTCAATCAAGAACTTCGTACCGGTGCTCGTTACCCTGAGGGTCGCACCGGAAACATCGACGCGTCAATCGTCACCGGTCAAGGCGTGCAGGCTCTTATGGGTGCATTCGATACCCAAGTCAAGAGCGCACAGGCTATCTTCGCTAGCGCACTGCGCGATGTGATCTCGATTTGCTTTGCCGTCGACGAGCAGATCTTCCCAGAGACCAAGACGATTCGTGGTGTGGATGCTGGTAGCCCATACGAAATTGAGTACAGCCCACGCAAAGATATCAAGGGTGACTACTCGGCAGATGTCCGTTATGGTATGCTTGCCGGTCTCAATCCAGCACAGGGTCTGATCTTTATGCTCCAGGCTCTTGGTGGCGGTTTGATCTCCAAGGATCTGGCAATGCGTGAGCTTCCGTTCACGGTCAACGTGACACAAGAGCTCGAGAAGATTGAGATCGAGAATATGCGCCAAGCGCTTCTTGGATCTCTACAAGCATATACCCAGGCTATCCCACAGATGGCTGCAACGGGTGGAGATGCTTCTAACATCGTACGACAGATCGCATCAGTTATCAAAGCAAGACAAAAGGGACGGGCTTTGGAAGACGCTATTGAGGACATCTTCGCTCCTCAGCAACAGGTTCCTCCTGCCGGAGCTGCCCCTTCTATGGTTGAGCAACCGTCCCCTGCTCCCGCTGAAGCTCCGGTGGGAGGCGCTCCTTCTCCAGTAGAAGCAGCCCCAGCACCAACGCCTGATGTGCAACAAATTTTAGCAAGCCTGACAGGAGCAGGTGGGGCAACAGGTAGAGCCACCACCATCCAGCGACGACCCATCTAGGAGGAGATATGCCACCACGCAAGAAGAAGGCGGCTCCCCGCAAGAAAGTTAGACAGGTCAAGCGAGTACGAACAGTCAAGAATCCGTTCCATAGCAAGCTTGAAGTATACGCTATCTGGCTCAACGAATATTATAATGCGCTTAGAGCAGCAGGTTTTCCTGAAGATATCTGCCTAAGTCTCGTGATGGATAAAGAATCATATCCAGCGTGGGTAAACTTTGAATTACCCAAAGACATAGATGCTAGCAAGTTTACTGACGAAGAGGATGAAGACTAATGGCAGAACTATCCGGAAACAAAATCTCCGGCACTGGCGGAAACGGACAAAGTGGAAGTCAGCCCATTCGCTACATCCCAGATATGAGATCATTAGGCTCGACGGGACAAGAGACTATGGCACAACAAGAAAGCGCTGCAATGTACAAGGAGCCTTCGGTTCCAGCTGCATCACTTCGTGATTTGCTTTCTGATACAGAGGCTCCAGAGGAGCCAATGACAGCAGGTGTCGCATTTGGTCGAGGCCCAGGACCAGAAGCTCTCCCAGCCGACCTCGGTGGTCGCCGTGTAGTTGAGAATACTGAGATTGTCTACAAGTATTTGCCAGCGCTAATGGAGGCAGGTCGCCTCCCAGATGCGCCAGATTCCTACAAGAGTTTCTTGAACTACTTGATGGGCAGTATCAAGTGAGTAGTTTCTCACCCGGTACTATCTTCGATAACGTGGATAAGTTTGCCAACTCTCTCGGTTACGAGAATGCTGGCATCGTGTTGTCGCTCTCGCTGATCCCTTGGGATTCGGTAGAGGACAGGGACGCATTCATCCAGGCTATCACCCAAGAGCTTCCACGAGGCGGGAACAACAGAATTTATAGGAGGAGCTAATGTCTTTATGGCAAGAGTTCCTTGATAACATTGCTAAGCCGGTTGGCCGTACACTCGTCAGGGGTGCTGAATTCGCTGGTGGGAAACTAGCTGATATTATTCCATCTCCTGCAGCAGCAGTGAGCGATATTGTTCTTCCTGCAGCAGTCGATATCGGTGCAACCAAGCCACTTGCTGCCCTAAACCTGACCGAAAAAGCTCGTCAAGGCATAAAGGAAAACATCGAATACGCAGTTCGAGAGCAAGCGATAAGCAACGATATCGTTTTGCAACTTGGTGTCCAAGCTCACGACAAAGTTCTTTCTCCGTATATCACACGTCCGATTGGTACTGTAGCCCTCGTCACGGACACCGACTCACCGCTTTACAGGGCAGAAGAATTTGAAAAAGGTTTTCAGGTCGACGACCTACGCAAAGCATACAACAGAACCGAGAAGATCAGCCTTGGACAGGCCCTCACTAAATCAGATCTTACACCGATCAAAAGCCTTGCTGCTGCAGTATTGCCACTCGGTGGTATCGACATTGAAGAGATCGATCTTTGGAACGACCAAGATGTCCAGAATGCTTTCGTCGAGAATACTGTCGGTCGTTGGTTTACTGGATTTACAGACTTTACTGTCTCCAACGTAGCAATAGCAGCGGTTGGCGGAAGAGCAGCGCTAGCTAGCAAGTTTGCTGCACGCAAGATGGGCTTCTCCACTCGCAACCGGACGACTGAATCAATGGAAAAAGATATCAATGATGGTATTCTTTTTTCTCAAGGATTGGGTGGGCGTCCTACCAATATAGCTGATGATATCGTAAAGATGGCTCTTTCTAAAAATGAGTCAGAGGTTCTAGATATCTATAGAAAGTACAGCAATAACGAAAACGTTATCGGGCCGATTACCAGGGCAAATAACCCTGAGACTGTACGCGATATTCTTCTTGCTGATAAAGGTTATCTTCCAGCATTGGATAGGATGGCACGTCAGGCACCGGCAGACCTATTTGAAATAGCAGATGTAAAGTCTCAACTTGCTGCCCAAGCTACCAAGTCAGTTGCTCCAATTGAGTATTCTCCCGAAGCCTGGGCTAGGATGAATGCGGCATTCGACGATGCTATCAATCGGATACCAGAGTATCGAATTATTAGAGATGCTTTTATTGATCCGAATACCAGAACTCCTTGGATGTATGGCAAAGACTATGCCCCTATGGAGCCAGTCATCGCTTCAAAGGCTTTTAGAACAGCACGCGGGAAGATCCAGGAAATTAGAACTGCTGCAACAACTAGAGATTTCTCTAAACTTGGTGGCATTGAATCAATTATATTGGGCATCCCTAAGGTGTCAACACAGGTTATTCGTTTTGTCGGGACACAAAAGCCACTAGGTTACGTAACATTCTCTGGTAGTCGTCCATTCGATGCCGTCACAGAGTTGAACGCAATATTCGATGATTTGAATTTATTCGTAGACGGTGCTCGACCGCTTACGGTATCGCCAGATGGGAAGACTATTCCGGCTGCTGAGTATAGAGCGCAGGCTGCATCTCGTGTTCTTTCTGCACAAACTGCTATTGAGCGCAAAGCTGCTCTAGAACAGATCGATACAGAGCTTGGTCTGATTATGGCCTACACTAATGGTTTCTTTGCCAAGGACGATATCCTGAATATGATCAAGGATATGCGTGGCACCATCAATAACATTACCGGAAATCTTGGTCAAAAGGGCTATGCGATGGACCATACCGGTATGAGGATTATAACCGATGGTGCTCTAACTCAAAGACAAATTGTTGAGTCATTCCGTTTTTCCCCTTGGAATGAAATCGAACAACAGATGAAACTGCGCGGAGCTGGCAAGGCAAAAATAGCCGGAGCTAGAACTGGCCAAGAAATCAAGGCGCTTTATGAGTCATTCAATAAATGGTGGACGTTTCAAGTATTGGCTGCCCCAAAGTATATTGCAAAGCAATCGTTAGCGGAGCCAATTCTTAGTGCAACTATGGCACACGGTGCGAAATTTGCTCTGGATCTAGCCCCATCTATGACGAAGAACTTTTTGGATAACAATAAAAACAGGGTTATGGAAGTTGCCTCTAAGCTATACAGGGGCAAGGAACTCAGAGCTGTAGACGAAGCGGTAACCAGTCTTACAAAGCAACTAGATCAGGCAAACGGAATCCTTGACGACCTGATCATTCTAGAGAAGCAGTTTACGGATGGCGAGATGTCGCCAAAGGCTACTGCTGAAAACCTTGATCGCGTGAAAAAGGATGTCCGTGCAGCGGAGAGGCTGGTCGAAGACCTAGAGCTCAAGCTTATGGATGCCACAAAACCATTTGGCCAGATGGCAGATGTCCCTACTTTGTCCAACTTGCAGCGCCGTCTTGACTACATTGACGCAAATCTTTCGGGTCCAGAGAAGGCTAAGATAGCATCTCAACTAGCCAATGCACGCTCTGCTCTGGCTAATGCTAGGGGTACTATCGCTACTTTGGTTCCTGATTCGGGCGACCTATTCCGAGCCAACAAGAGAGTTGCCGAGCAGTACGCTGTTATCGACAACATCATCAAGGATCTTGGTGAGAAGCAGTATGAGCGTGCAGTGCTTTGGAATCGATCCGCTAAGTACAAGGAAAGATACTACGGCAAGGGTTACGGAAGCCGGATAATCAACGGACAATGGGTCAACATCGAGGATCTTTTCGATGAGAACCAATTCGGTGCATCCTTCCGTGAGGAGTTTGCTAACTCTCGTACGGCGTCTCAGACATATTTGGGCGACCTTCACGAGGGTATCCGTCAGAGTTTGATTATGCGACGCAGCCCACAAAGCGTCACTCGGTCTAATGATCCTATGTACTTTGAAGAGTTGGCGTATCTAGCCAATCGCGCATTCAGGGGAGACCCTCTTATAGATCAAGTTCTTGAGGGCAAAACATTTGATGAGCTACTTGACTGGTCTACTTCAGACGCAGGGATCAGTTACTATAGGCAATTTGGCATCACAAGTATTGGTTCAATTCCTGATACACTTCGTAATCAGGTTGCCAACGTATACCGATATTTGCCAAATCAAGAAGCTAGGTCTTTAGTTGCTCGTGGGGACGTCAAGTCGACAGAACTTCAGATGGCTTTAGCTAGGGATTATGAGAAACTTCACCCGATCCAGCCACTTGACTTCAACTATGTCGCACTGCCTGAACCAATTCAGAAGCGTGGATCATTTGCATATTTTGATGATATGCTATCCAAGGGTGCTGCTAGCGTGTTCGGTGCATTGACTAGACCAGAGAACCCTATCCGATGGGCGTCTGCGAACCAGTTCTTCCTGGACAATGTTGCTCGCAAAGCAAACGAACTTGGCAGACAAGGCCTAGATGTTGTCGGACTCAATACCATCAACACCCTAAGATCTGCTGCCAGGCGCGAAGCACTACAGGAAAATGAGAAGACTTTCTATACGATCAATAGGCAGAACCGCGCTCTTTACGCGGCACGTATTGGCGCTGCATTTCCAACTGCCACATTGAATGCATTCTACCGCTATGGTAAATTCGCTATCAACAATCCACAGCGAGTGCTATCATTTTTGTATAACTACCAAGCTGCGTTTAGGTCCTTTGGTGTCGACGAGTATGGCAACCAAGTGGATGATCCACTAAAGGCTACCCATCTTGTTGTTCCTGGAACAAAAGAAATGGGATTCTTTGAGGGTCAGGGAATCAGACTCAACGCACGGTCCATTGGATTCTTGTTGAACTTTCCAACCCCATCATTCTACGTTGCTCAAAGCACCAGTGCTATCCTCAAGGATAAGCCTGGAGCCGAAGAAGCTTTGAAGGAAACTATGGGTCAGGCATATGACATAGCGTTTCCATATGGCTTGGCAGAATCATTAGGCAAAGGAATTGTTCCCGCGTGGGCGAGAGATCTTTATAAGTATGCCGTTGGACCGGAGTCCGATAAGGACTACCTTGCTTCTTGGACTTCTATTCATAACTACTATATGACACTTGATGAGATGGGTATAAAGAAGTACCCTGGCGACAAGGCTGTCAGAGATACAACAAGAGTTATGTATGGTCGCAAGTTCCGATATTCTTTTGCTTCGGTATTCGGCGTACCGGCTAAGATCGACAACAGACCTATGCAGATCTTTGACGACTACTATGGTATTCTGGTGAACAAATACATAACCAAGGGAAGCGATGAACAAGAAGCAAAGACCCTTGCCGAGGAAGAATTCCTAAAGAATATAGGAGACAGCTTCCCTCTTGATATGGTCACCTTCAAGGGTACATCAGCACGGGGATACATAGCACCGACGGCTGAGTCCTTTGACCGAGTTTTTGTAAATAACAAAAAACTTGTAGAATCTCTTGTTGATATCGATCCAGAACTTGTTGGTCTTGTTACCCTAGATCTGGACTATGACCCCGATGAGTTCAATCTTACTGCCTACCGCAAGCTACAAGACCCAAACACCAAGCTTCCTGGTGGAGAGTTACTCAACAGTGTTCGCAAGACACCGCAGCAGATTCAAAAGTTGCGCCAGATCAATCGAGCCTGGGGAGCATACAACGATCTCCGGGATAAGCTTGAGGCTATCGCTATCGAGCAAGGCGATACCTGGAGAGAGCGTCAAGATCTACAGGCTGTTCTCAAGAAGGCTGGCAACGAGGATATCCGTAAGATCAGCGAGCAGTGGTGGAAGGAATGGAACGACCCAGAGCGTGGAGATCGATCCTTCCGATACGCACGAGGTCTATACGAAATCGTGAGCAACGAGAAGTTTATGTCTCGCTATGGCAACACCAAACTATGGGATGATGTCAAGCAGTTTATGACACTGCGTATGGTGGCTACCTCATTGAGAGACGAGCTTCCAGCTGGCGACCCAGGCAAGACGCGCATAAGAGATAACTATCAAGCAATCCTAGAGCAAGAGGCGCCAAAGTGGCACCCCAGGCTTAGGGAACTTATCCGACGATACTTTGAAGAAGACACGCTGAAGGCGGTTGAGTAATGCCAAAGAACAAAGAAGATAAAAGCGGTGGCAGTGTCCTAAGCTTTAGTCCAGAGCAATTGGCTGCACTTGCCAGTGTACTGCAGGGCGGTAGCCGTGGAGATCAAGACGGAACGACTTCCCAGACGAATATCATTCGCCTTACCCCCGCAGCAGCACGGCAACTCCTCAGCACCATTGCAACCGATGTTCAGTATGGCGAGAAGTTCTCCAAGGAAGAAATCGACCAGTTCGTCAAGCTTTATAATGAGGCAGCAAACAAGCAGCTTGATACTGTAGTTCGCACCGTCAGGGAGCGAGTCCAGTCTGGTGAGGTAAAGGGTGATGTGTCTAGCACAATTACCAACATCGTCACCAAAGAGTTCCCACAGTTCTTCGATCCAAAGACGTTCACCGAGGATTACATCTGGTCGAAGATCAACTTCGGCAAGGAAGCAACCCTGGGTGCCAAGAGCCTTGAGGCTTTGCAGAGGGCTAGGGCTATTGCCAATGACTATGGCAAGTACCTTATCTCTAACGCTGAACTCCAGGATGCAGCAAAGAGGCTGGCTCGTGGTCAGCTCACCGATGCTCAGTTCAAGGCACAGCTCAATCAGGTAGCGGTTCTGGAGTATCCAGAGTTGGCGGAAACCCTCAAGTCTAACCCGAACTATACGGTTCGTCAGCTCCGAGGCAACAAGATCAATCTGATATCAGACTTACTTGAGATGGATCCTAACGAAATAGAACTAGACAATCCGGTGTTAGAAGCTATAAAGGGGATGTCTATTTCTGACTCTAAGAGATATATCAAGTCGCTTCCGCAAATTGAGGCAACAACAGCAGAGAATGAGAACGCCCGACAGGCTGCTACTTCTCTGGCTCGTGCTATGGGATTCGGAGTATAATGGCTAAGAAAAAGAAAGCAGCCCCTCGCACCGGAGATCTACTATCTTCGATGATGGCAGCAAGGCCAGCTGAGATGGATGTTGCCGGAACACCTACCCCGACTCAGACTCCAGCATCTGTACCATCTCGAACAACCCCTGCTGCAAACACTAGCCTTACTGCGACAGAGCTTGCTATGTTCGGCGTTCCCGCCGCTATGGCTGCTGCTCCAGCCCGTACCGCCACTACCGCTGCCGTGACGGCTGCCACTACTGCAGCAACAACTGCTGCCGTAACAACTCCAGTCACTGTAATCCCTGGACCTGGTGGTCTTCCTGTTGGCGGTGAGCGCACTCTCGCGGCAGATACATTTGCCAACACATTGGCTCTGCTTATCGGCGCAGAAGAAGCCAGCAAGGACTATGTAAAGAAGCTCTTTGCCCTAGCTGCCCCATACTACCGAAGCGGTTCTACCGTTGATGAGGCTATGAACCTAGCACTTCGTGAGGCACAACAGACCAACGTTATCCCAGAGTTTACCCGTCGATTCCGAGCCATCAAGGCGCTAGAAGAGAAGCGACGAGCAGGCATCCCAGTAGAGGTGCCAACTATTGCAGAGTTCGTCAAGGCACAAGAAGGACTTGCCGATGTGCTTCGCACGGCAGGGCTAACTGATCTTGCCAACGAAGATTTCCTCAACGATGTGATGGCAACTGGCAAGTCTGTCAGAGAGTCTACCTCCATCATCAGCAACGTATTCAACGCAATCGACTTGGCACCAGAGCCAGTCAAGGCAGAGATCCGACGATCACTTCCATTCGCAGACCGCAACACACTCGCCAAGGCTATCCTTACCGGCGAGAAAGGTCTGAAGGAACTTGAGCAGACACGAGTCCGATCTGAAGTCCAAGCTGCTGCACGTCAGGCTGGCGTAAGCATAGCAGATGCTGCAGCCCAGGAACTAGCCAACGCAGGCTTTACCTTCAGGACATCTGTGCCGAAGTTCGGACAAGTCAAGCAAGCGTCTGAGCGTGGTACGTTCCTTACTAGCCTCACCGGAGAAGCACCTGTTACGCAACAGCAGGCAGTCGGTGCTATCTTCAATCAGGCAGCAGACCAACTCGAAACACTTGGCAAGATCGAAGAGAAAGAACGACTTCGATTCCAAGGACGTAGCGGTGCGGTCAAGCTAGCCTCGCAAGCAAGAGGACGCAGCGGAGCGTTCTAACTAGAATCCCCCGTGGACCAACCGGCCCCACGTGGTGTATAGACCGGTAGTAGGAGCCAGCTCGTTTCCCCGAACGATGTCTGTGGCCTACGATCAACTAACAAGAAAGGGTGGTTGCTATGAGCAACAACTACTGGGACGACGAAGACGATGACCTAGATACACCAGAGCAGTTTAGCGACAGCAGTGACTTGGTAAAAAAGTTACGCAAAGCTAAGCGATCTGATGAAAAGCGTATCAAGGAACTCACTGAGCAGCTTGAGAATTTGTCCAAGGTGCAGCGTGAGCGAACCGTCAAAGAAGTTCTAGAACGGAAGGGTGTCAACCAAAAGGCTGCACGCCTTGTACTCAAGGATCTGGACGACGTCAACGAGGAGTCAGTTTCTAACTGGCTCGATGATAACGCCGACCTCTTTGGGTTGAAGGTAGATGAGCCTAAGTCAGCAATCTCGGAAACGGATCGAGCAGCATTACGCCAGCAAGATATCGTTACCCAGAGTGCGGTTACGCCTGACCGAGCAGAAGATTTTGAGATGCGCCTCAACAATGCCGAATCGGCAGAGGAGCTTATCAACTTCCTGCGATCTCAATCCTAACCGTTCATAGTCATAGGAGACTAAATTGGCATACACTGACACATCGGGATCCTCCCTAGGAGGTACCGTAGGCGGTGCAGGTCTAGTTCAGAAGGCGTATGATCGCCTCCTCGAATTCGCTCTCCGTTCAGAACCACTCATTCGTTCTGTTGCGGACAAGCGTCCTGCTCGTCAAGCTTTCCCAGGTTCAACCGTCGTCTTGCAGCGATACGTTGATCTCGCACAGGCTACAACGCCTTTGACCGAGACAACTGATCCAGACGCAGTTGCACTCTCAACACCAACATCGGTTACCATCACTCTTCAAGAGTACGGCAACCCAGTCCTCGTTACCCGCGCACTCGAGCTCTTCTCGCTTGCTGATGTCGACCCAGCGATTGCAAACATTGTTGCATACAACCTCGCTGACTCAATCGACGCAGTTGCGATGACGACCCTCGGTGGCGGAACAAACGTCCTCTACGGTGGCAACGCAACAGCGACTGCAAACGTAGATGCATCTGACACCATTGATTCTGCAGACATCCGTCGTGCAGTTGCTAAGCTCCGTGCAAACAAGGCTAAGGCTCGTCGTGGGTCTTACTACTGGGCTGGTATCCACCCAGAGGTATCACACGATCTTCGTGCTGAGTCCGGTAACCTCGGATGGAACTTCGTCCACGCACAGAGCAACCCAGCCGTCAACAACATCTGGGCTGGCGAGATCGGCGACTACGAGGGTGCATTCTTCGTAGAGTCACCACGTCTGTACAACGCCAAGGTCGGCGCTGATCAGACTCCTCTTGCAACCACCGCTGTCACCGTTGCTGGTACTTCCGGAGGCTTCACCGTTGGTGTTGCTTCTTCGGCAGTCATCGCAACTCGTGCTGAGGTTGGCGACAAGATTACTGCAGTTGGTATGGGAACTGGCGCGAAGATCACTTCGATTGCTAGCTCTGGCAACAATGTCATCTTCACCGTTGACGTTGCTAACACCACAGCGGTAGCAACAACTGCTGCCGTTCAGGTTACTCCAGTAACCCGCGTATTCGATACGATTCTCTGCGGACAGCAGGCACTTGCCGAGGCTGTAGCCGAAGAGCCACACATCGTTATCGGTAACGTCACTGATAAGTTGATGCGCTTCCGTCCAATCGGGTGGTACGGCGTTCTCGGCTTTGCCCGTTATCGTGAGGAAGCACTCTTCCGCATCGAGACTGGTTCTTCAATCGCTGCTCTCTAGTTGATTGACTGGTGGGCTAGGGCAACCTAGCCTACTGGTAAGTTCACTAGAAAGGGACTTCAAATGGCAGAATGGCTTTTCAAAACACCGACGGTGGAAGAAGGTCCCGCTGGAACACATAGGTTGTTTCAGTTCTACAAGCTTGATCGGGGACTGACAATTGTTCTCAAGCCAACGGGTGGCTACGCACAGATTAGATACCCGGAGGATGAGGCGCTAGAAACCTATCCGGTTGTATACCGAGGTGGGTATGAGTATGTGGTGGACGATGGCACCAAGGCAGCGCTGATTGCAGGCGGTGTCGGTGTGACAGAGGAGAACTTTACAGAAGTATGAAGCACTGGGAAGCCCATCCAGAGTTTGTTGAGGGGTGCTTTGGATGCAAAGGCTTGACCCTCAGTATGAACGCCGGTGATGCTGACAGTCGTAGGGTTATGACTAACAAGGCATTCAATCGGGAGCTAGAAGCATACAAGGAAGCTAGAGAGCAGGGAATCCAGCCATCTGGTACCAGTATGAAAAAGATAGAAGAGGCAGTAAAAGCATCAGAGACATTGGGCAGGGCATACGATGCCCAGAAGATGCCTCCGGCAAAACACATCAATAAAAAATCAGCAGAGGTAATGAAAGAACTGGGAGTATAACAATGCCAATGGTAAATGGAAAGAAGTTCCCATACACCGCTAAGGGCAAGAAGGCTGCTAAGTCTTATGCTATGGGAGAGAAGATGGAATCCAAGGCTGAGAAGCGTATGGAGATGAAGAAGGGCGCCAAGAAGATGGTTGCCAAGAAGATGGCCAAGAGAATGAAGAAGAAGTAATGCCAGTCAAAAAGGTTATCAAGAGAGTCGGGACCATCCTACGCGAGGTCCGCGATCTTCCAACCGCTCAGGGTACCAGTATGGTGGCATCTGATGAGTACCGCGCCAAGAGTCCTTCGACTGAGGCTAAGCTCAAGCAGAACATCAATATGGCTAGCAAGAACTTGGATCGTCAACTGAGTGAAGTTGCAGCAGCAGTCCTTCGCGGTGAGCGAGGAACCTCCTCTGCAGAGATCGGCAAGTTCGGCGAGTACAAGAAGGGCAAGCCAAGAAAATGAAGAAGAAGGCAGCAGCCAAGAAGGTTGCCAAGGTTATGCGAGAGTTCAAGGCTGGCACGCTTCACGCTGGTCGTGACCCTAAGGGTCCTAAGAAGGCTCCCATCGTAAAGAACCGCAAGCAAGCTGTGGCAATTGCCCTTAGTCAAGCAGGGATGGCAAAGAAGCGTGGAAAGAAAAAGTAAGAAGGATCCCCGTCTAGCACGGGCTGGCGTTTCCGGGTTCAACAAGCCAAAGCGCACACCTAACCACCCGACCAAGTCACACGTTGTTGTGGCTAAGTCCGGGGATCAGGTCAAGACCATCCGCTTCGGTGAGCAAGGCGCCAAGACTGCCGGTGCTCCCAAGGCTGGCGAGTCTGAGCGTATGAAGAAGAAGCGAGCATCCTTCAAAGCACGTCATTCCAAGAACATTGCCAAGGGCAAGATGAGTGCTGCTTACTGGGCTGATAAGGTGAAGTGGTAATGGCATACACAAAGCCAGCACTTCGTGAGTCTATCAAGAAGCGCATCCTCGCAGGCACAAAGGGCGGCAAGGCAGGTCAATGGTCTGCCCGAAAGGCACAGCTTGTCGCTCAAGCCTACGAGAAGGCTGGTGGTGGGTACAGCGGATCCAAAACCAGCAAGCAAAAGTCTCTTTCTAAGTGGACAAAGGAAGAGTGGGGAACGAAGTCAGGTAAGCCTAGCACTCAAGGCTCTAAGGCTACCGGCGAAAGATACCTTCCCAAGAAAGCACGTGAGGCATTGTCTGCCTCTGAGTACGCTAAGACTTCTGCCAAGAAGAGGGAAGATCTCAAGAAGGGCAAGCAGTTTTCCAAGCAACCAAAGTCTATAGCAAAGAAAGCAGCAAGGTTTAGATAATGGCAACAGGCACAGCAGGTACTTCGTTTACTAGCGAGCTCAACAGGCTCGCCAATGGTGGCACTTACCCAGCCATCTCGGCATACCTCTCCCCCAACAAGGCAGCCAATGTATACGCCAACACCTCTGGCTTATCAATGATCGGTGCCTTGAATAAGAAAGCAGATGCCAATCGTCAGCCGAAAGACTACAAGGCTCTTGGCGGAATCTGTAATGAACTTGCCGGAACAACCGGACTCTCCCCATCTGATGCCCTAAGGAGCATAAATCTATGAGTGCTACACTAGGCACGATGATCGATGAGACTCTCATCAACCTTGCTGGATATACCATCAACCAGGATCGTAGCACCTACCTCACGGCTGCCGTTACTGCTCTCACTTCGCCATCTTCCAACCCAACCATCCTCAGCCTGCACTCTACCGACAACCTTGGTAAGGGAATCATTGAGGTCGATACGGAGTTGATGTGGGTAGACTCGTTTGACCGTATTGCTAACACGGCAACGATTGCGCCATATGGTAGGGGGTACCTTGGGACTACAGCTAGCACACACGGTGTCGATGCGAAGGTTACCATTTCCCCTACCTTCCCACGCTCTGCCGTTACCAAGGCTATCAACGATACCGTCGGCGCTATGGGAAGTGCTATCAGCGCTGTGAAGCAGACCACATTCACCTGGAATGCAGCCGTCAATACCTATGGCTTCAATGGCCTCAACATCGAAAACATCCTTCGTATGATGTGGCAAGATGTCGGCCCAACCGAAGAGTGGATCAATATCCGTCGTTGGGACTTCGACCCATTCGCAGACTCCACAACCTGGGGTGCCAATGCTCAGACCGTCACTATCTATGACTATATCACCGCTGGTCGTACAGTCAAGGTAATGTATGGCACAGAGCCATCAACAATGTCCAGTGAGTCAGATGTCTTCACGACCACCACTGGCTTGCCAGCATCCTGCCGAGATGTCGTAACTCTTGGTGCAGCATACAGACTTATCTCCTACCTCGACCCTGCTCGAGTATCGCAGACCAGCCCACAGGCTGACGAGATCGATTCTCGCCGACCATTCGGATCCTCTGCAAGTATTACCCGACAACTCTTTGCCCTCTATAACCAAAGGCTTACTGAAGAGACATCGCGTCAGCAAGCTCAATTCCCCCCACGCGTTCACTACGTCCGATAGGAACCTGAATGACAACACGCCAATACTCCTCCCGTTCTCAGCAGTCGACACTGACAGGTTCAGTGACTTCTGGTGCGAGCTCCATTACAGTCGTCTCGGGTACGGCACTCCTTGGTGGTGTCACTATCCCAGCAGGACGAACCTTCACCCTTGTTATCGATCCCGACACAGCCCTTGAGGAGATTGTCGATGCGACGCTTGTCTCCACAAATACGTTTACGATCACTCGTGGTATCGACGGTTCTACTGGTCAAAACCACTCAGCTGGTGCGGTTGTTCGCCATATGGCTATCGGTAGAGATTATCGTGATGCTAACCTTCACGCAGAAGCTGATGCCTCTTACAACGATGGCAGTGGTAATGCTCACACAATGCACGGCATTGGTGCTGGAGAAGGCGTTGTCGTCGGTACTGACAAGACTCAAACGCTAACCCAGAAGACTCTCACTGCCCCAACCATCAACGGTGGCACCATCGCCGGAGCCGTGACGGTATCTGCTACCGCTACAGTGTCAGGGCATATCGTCGTCTCGGGTGGAACCATCACCGGTCTTTCCTCTGCAAGTATGGTCACATCCTCGGCTACCCCAAAGGACTATGTAGACGCATTCTTTGGTCCATTGACTAACGCTCAAACCTCAGCTGCTTCTGCAGCCTTGTCGGCTAGCCAAGCTGCTACAAGTGCCGCTAGCGCCTCTGTAAGCGCCATAGCAGCCTCTACAAGCGCAGCCAGTGCTTCCGTATCCCAGATAGCAGCAAACACCTCTGCAATCGCTGCTAGCACCTCGGCAGCCAGCGCCTCGGCTTCGGCTGTTGCTGCCTCTACTTCTGCTGCCTCTGCCGCTGTGAGTGCTACCTCGGCTGATGCTTCGGTCTCCGCGACTCAAGCTTCTGCTACCGCTGCATCGACAAGCGCTGCTAGTGCTGCTGCTTCTGCTACCGCAGCTTCTACATCCGCAGCATCTGCCCTCGTCTCTGCCAACTCTGCTAGTGCTGCTGCCTCACAGGCTGCCTCTGCTATCCAAGCAACCATCTTCGATGCTAAGGGTGACTTGATTGTTGCCAGCGCTGCAGATACCGCAGCTCGTCTTGGTGTAGGTAGCGACGGACAAATTCTTACTGCTGCATCAACGGCAACCTATGGAGTCCAATGGGCTGCAGCACCAGTAAGCCTACCTAGCCAGACAGGTAACAATGGCAAGTACTTGACTACGGACGGAACTACCGCTTCGTGGGCAGCAATCACCACCGACCCAACAGCAACCGTATTCCTCTTGATGGGAGCATAATCAATGCCAACAGTATATAAAATCCTGGGACAGTCAGCGCCTTCGGCTACGACTTCTACAGACCTCTACACAGTACCTTCTAGCACACAGGCAGTTGTCTCTTCCATCGTGGTTGCTAACCGCGACAGCGCTGCTGCCACCTTCCGTATCTCAACCGCAGTTGACGGTGCAACGCTAGCCAACAGCCAGTACATTGCTTACGATGTAACTGTCGGTGGAAGCGACTCAACCATCATCACCATCGGTGCAACCCTTGGAGATACCGATAAGATTCGTGTGTACGCGTCCACTGCAAACCTCACCTTCACCGCTTACGGTAGCGAGATTTCCTAATCTATGTCCATCAAGAGCATCAGGACGGGTTGGACCGGCATCAGTGCGCTGGCTGGTAATTCTGTCATTGGCGATTTTGAGCCTATTGCTACTGTCACCGTCGGTTCTAGTGGTCAAGCAGAAATAGATTTCACCAGCATTCCTGCAACCTTTCAACATCTCCAGATTCGATATATTGCTCGTGGCACAAGAAATGCAGCAGATGTTTCTTTCAATTTTAGGCTCAATGGTGCTACCAGCAATTATGCGTGGCACAGACTAATTGGAACTGGAACCGCAACAGAAGCAGCAGGTTCTGCAAATCAAAGCGCCATTGACCTCAATGATATTCCTGCTGCAACAGCAACGGCAAGTTCTTTTGGTGCTGGTATCATCGACATTTTGGACTATGCCGATACAAATAAAAATACTACAACACGCGCTCTTTTTGGGAGAGACCTGAATGGTTCAGGAATGATAAACTTCCAATCTGGTTTATACAATGTAACAACAGCCGTCACCTCAATAAAGTTTCGCAATGGTGATGGAAACTTTGCTCAACATTCCCACTTTGCACTCTACGGAATACGGTAACTTATGCCAAATACTTATGAACCGATAGCGACAACTACGTTAGGTAGTGCCACGGCATCACACGAATTCACAAGCATTTCGGGAACATACACTGACCTCGTTCTTATTATCGGTAATCTAAAAGCCACAACCTCAACACCGTATTTGTGTTATCAGTTCAACTCAAACACGGCAAGCAATTACAGTTCAACAATCCTTGAAGGAAACGGAACAACGGCATCAAGCAATAGATGGTCAAACGAAACGCAACTCTATACTGGTTACAATGTAGGTTTAGGGACAACCTCAGATGCAATGGTCATAACAAACTTTATGAACTATTCTAATTCGACTACGAATAAAACCAGTCTTACTAGAGTCACAATACCTAATAACGGAGCGCCAGGAACAGGTGCAGTTGTTGGGTTGTGGAGACAGACTGCTGCTATCACTTCCATCAAAGTTTTCAATAACGCGGGCAATCTTCCTTCCGGTTGCACTCTTACCCTCTACGGAATCAAGGCGGCATAATGGCTACCAATACATATGTCAAAATTGCCAGCGTAACGGTGACTGCTTCAACCGTAACTAACATTGAATTTACAAGTATTACTGGAACCTTTGATGATTTAGTTATCCACGCTCTTGCTAGGGCAACTCGCACAGGCTTTCCAGCCGATGACTTGATTATTCAATTCAACGGAGTTACCACCGGTTATTCTGGAAAAAGACTTTATTCCAATGGCACCGGAATAAGTAATGACTCACCCTCGGATATCAGAGGGTTTATTTCCGATGCCGATAGCACATCTGGTGCGTTTGGTTCTAATTTTTTTTACATTTCAAATTATGCTGGCTCAACAAATAAAAGCGTAAGCATTGATGGGGTTGCGGAAACTAATGCTACGGGTGGTCCAATGGTGCTATTTGCAGGATTATGGTCAAACACTGCAGCAATCACATCAATAAAAATGTTTGCAAACAACAGCAATATAGTTCAGCATTCTACTTTTACGCTTTACGGCATCAGAAAATAATAAGGAGAAACAATGACCGACACACCGACCAAGATAGTCGTCGATTGCTCGACAGGGGAAGTCACTGAACTCCCGCTCACTGCCGAGGAAATCGCCCAACGCGAGGCTGATGCTGCTGCATTCGCAGAGGCAGAGGCAGTGCGACAGGCGGAGGAGGCAGCCAAGGCTGCTGCCAAGGAATCTGCCAAGGCTAAGTTGACCGCACTTGGACTGACCGAAGACGAAGTATCCGCCTTTCTAAACTAGGGGAACAATGACAATCAGCAGTTTGAGAACGGGTGACATAGCCAACACGATGAACGCTGGCAACTACTGCGATGTCCTCGTC